ATGAAAGAGCGACGGAAAACAACAAGGAATTTCAGCGTTGAGGTTGACAGAAAAAAGTTTGACCGACTTGAAAGCAAGCTGTCAGAGAAAAACACAACAAAGAAAGAGTGGCTTAATCAGAAAATCGACGAGGAACTAAAGGAATAGAGCGTTTCGCCCCTACCACAGTTTGAAAACGCTCTATCAATCACACACACCAAAAGGAGTATGCCCTATTATTGTATCTCCTTTTGGTGCTGTTGTCAAACACTGAAAGGAGATTTTTTAATGGAAGATTTAATTGTGAAGAATGTTGATGTAATGGGAGATTCTATCAAAGCTGCTAAAGATGCCGACGGGAATATCTGGGTTGGTGTGCGCTGGGTATGTGATGCGCTTGATATGACAGAGGGGCAGATGAAGCGACAGATTAAGAACATCAAGAAAGATATGGTTTTTGAAAAAGAGGGATCTAATCAGATCCCACTTCCGACAGACGGAGGAATAAAGGAAGTTTTCTGTATCCGTCATGACTTTGTTCCATTGTGGCTTGCGAAAATCCAGATAACCGAAAAGACCAGAGAGGAACGCCCGGATTTTGCCCGGAAATTAATGCAGTATCAGCTAAAAGCTAAAGATATTTTAGCAGATGCTTTTCTCCCGAATGGAGGAGCTGCTCCCATGCAGGTATGCAATCCCTCCGAAATCCCCCTGGGCGAGTTAGCCAGCTTTCTTAAAATCATGGACAGGATAGCACACCGCCAGAACCTTGCGCCACACAAGATTGCGGAGAACTTCAAAAAGGTATCGGCGCAGTTCGGGGTGGAGCTGACAGAGGATTTTGTGAAGGTGCCGGAGTTTGAGCAGTTGTCACTTGTTGAAATGAGATAAAATTTGAATATAAGGAGAATGATATTATGTATGAAATTATTGACGAATCTTTAAAACTGGCAAGCTGTGGAATTAACGACCTGACACTTGAACAGGCTTCCTCGTTCCTCTCCCAGTGGGAGGACGGGGCAAAGTTGGGAACGCTGACGCTGTTCTTCAATCCTGATACGGGATATCTTGTCTTGAACAAAGACAATTCGCAGTATGAATTTTATTTGAAGCTGGCAAAGGATTATCTGTCAGCAAGTGGAAAAGAATTGAAAAAGTACAGGGAGGGGTTTGGTGGCAGGTTAGTGGAAACCTTGAGCGTTATGGATAATTTCAGGGAATACAGCCGTATTCAGAGCGATTTGAGTATGATTGAATATCAAGGTTTGTCTGTATTCAGCGACCATGTTACAAAAAGCGTATTGCATTCACTGGAAAAGAAACAAATTCCTACTTGCTTTCTTATGTCACAGGCATACTCCTACGGGGTTATGAACGGAAAGCGCATGGAGAGGGCAAAGAGAAAGGCAGGTATGGCATGAAAGACGAACGAAAATTCAAAGAGGTTATCCACACAATCAAGGGAGCAGAGAAAGACAAGGACAAGTTTCTGAAAGCGTCACGCTTGGAACGGCACGAGGGCAAGCCGAGATTCAGCTTTGACAGTGATGATTTAATCGCACTGATGGCATTTGCCACAATTTGGCTGATGATGATTTTGTTCTTTATCGGCATGAGATAACTTGGTACAAATACTCTCTCAAAAAATGTTACAATAACCATAACTAAATCAATGCGCCCTATGAATTGGCATATGGGGAAGGACTAAAAGGTGTCATGGATGCGTGTAATGCGCGTCTGTGGCGCCTTTTTGTTTTATAGGTGGTTTTATGGCAGGATATGACGGAAGTATCAGGATAAATACACAACTTAATACAAGGGAATTTGAAAGGGGAGCAAGAGGGCTTCTTTCTGGCATGGAAAGGCTTGGTAGCAGCCTAAGGGGGATAGTTGGCTCTCTCGGGTTTGGCCTTGGAATTGCTGGTCTTGTTGCGCTTGGAAAACAGGCAATTGATACAGCCAGCGATATTCAGGAGGTTCAAAACGTCGTTGATACTGCCTTTGGCAGCATGTCTTACAAGATGGAGCAGTTTGCACAAACATCTGTAAAGCAGTTTGGTATCTCTCAATTATCTGCAAAGCAGCTAGGATCCACATTTATGGCTATGGGTAAATCCATGGTTGGGGACATGGAAACTGCAAGCAATATGGCGCTTAACCTGACAGCGCGGGCGGCTGATATGTCAAGCTTTTACAACAAAAGCATAGAGGAAACTTCCACAGCATTAAAATCCATCTACACAGGCGAAACAGAATCTTTAAAAGAGTATGGCGTTGTAATGACGCAAGTTAATTTGCAGGAGTTTGCACGGCAACAAGGCATTAATAAAAGCATACAGGCAATGACGCAAGCGGAAAAAGTACAATTGCAATACGCCTACGTCATGCAGCAGACAAGCCTTGCGGCAGGCGACTTTGCAAAGACTTCCGATAGTTGGGCAAATCAGACAAGGATTTTATCAGAACAGTTTAAAGAGCTTCTGTCCGTCCTCGGAACTGGACTGATTACCGTTCTTACTCCGGTAGTTAAATTTTTAAATACAGTACTTTCTGTTTTGATAGCAATTACAAAACAAATCGGTTCAATTCTCTCAAAACTGTTTGGAATATCACTTCCAACAGGTGATTCCAACAAGTTCGCACAGGATTTATCAACGGCGGCAGGCGGCGCGAATGACCTTGCAGATGGGATGGACGCAGCGGGTTCAGCAGCGGAAAAAGCTGGAAAAGCTGCAAGCAAAGCACTTGCGCCTTTTGATAAACTGACTGTCTTAAGCAAAGATTCCGGGGGTAGCGGTGGCTCTGGTTCTGGAGGGAGCGGAATCGGTGCAGGAGTTGGCGGGATTGAAATGCCAGAGCTGTCATTTAAAGAAGATGCGGAAGAAGCAGGAGTTCTTGATGGTGCACTTGATGGAATATTAAAAAGATTAAAAGAATTAAAGGATTTATTTGTCGATGGATTTTTTGACGGTTTGGGAAAAAGTTGGAAGGACCGCATTGCAGATATAGAGAAAAGTGCAAGAAACATTATAAAAACCCTAACAGAAATATTTACAGACCCCAGTGTTGTTGCGTCTGCAAATACAATGATAGAAAAAATTGTGTATGCATTGGGAGAAGTTGCGGGTTCTGTTGCTTCCATAGGAATCACAATTGCGCAGAACCTTATCGGCGGCATAAGCAAATACATTGAGCAGAACAAAGAGTTTTTAAAGCAAAAGCTGATATCTATTTTTGATATTGCAGGAGATATCGCGTTTCTGATTGGCGAAGCAACGTCCGCATTTGCATACATATTTGAAGCATTCGGAGATGAAAACGGACAGCAGTTGACAGCAAATATCATAGGAATATTTACAGATACGGTTTTAAACCTGATTGAGCTTGGAGGAAAGTTCGGTAGGGACATTTTAGGTGCAATAATCACTCCGATTTCTGACAATAAAGATGAGCTGCGCGCTGCTTTTGATGATACACTTGGAGTTCTTTCGGAAGTTGCAGGAACAATTAAAGATAGTATTGATGAAACATTTGCCAAACTGAATGAAGTTTATGACGAACATTTCAAACCCTTCTTTGACTCCATAACAACAGGATTGTCAGATACGTTCGGGAAATTCCTGGAGTTTTGGAATGGCAGTGTTCTGCCGGCCCTCAACGAATTAGCAGCAAAATTTGATGAAGTTTGGAAAGAACATATACAACCTGCGCTTAATAAATTTGCAGAACTGCTTGGAAAGGTGGCAGATTTATTAAAAACAGTATGGGAGAACATTATAAAGCCTTTTATGGATTGGGTAATTGAAAATGTCCTTCCAGTTCTTTTACCTATATTTGAAGGAATTGGAAAAGCATTAATGACTGTATTTGGACTAGTTGGCGATATTGTTAGCGGAATCCTTGATGTATTAGGGGGATTGATTGATTTTATCACTGGAGTTTTTTCTGGAGATTGGGACAAAGCATGGAACGGGATTGTAGAAGTTTTTAAGGGAATATTTAACCTTATACCAACTATTATAGAAGGAATTATTAATGCAGCAATAGATATTATAAATGGAATAATTGGTGGAATAAACAAGATAGTAGATGGAGTGCCTGTTTTAGGAGATAAAATTCCAAACATACCAGAAATACCAAAAGCGCGTATCCCCCGCCTTGCAGACGGCGCAGTAATCCGTGGCGGAGACCCATTTATGGCAGTGCTTGGAGACCAGCCGCATGGCCAGACCAATATCGAAACACCGCTTCCGACAATGATAAAAGCATTTAAGCAGGCGATTGCTGAAAGTGGTGGAATGGGTAGCGGGGAATATACCTTTGTGGCGCAATTGGACGGAAAAACAATTTTTGAGGAAACAGTAAAACGAAACAATATGGATATAAGCAGATTAGGACGCAGTAGACTCGTGTATTAGGAGGGAGGAAAATGTTTAACGGGTGGTTAATAAAATTTGGCGGTGTGATACTCCCCAATAGTTTCATTCTTGTGGATGGATGGGAATCTGTGCCGAACCAAAGAGTGGAGCTTGACGCATATAGGGACGCAAATGTGTTGTTGCACCGGGAAACGAGCGAGAATTTTAAAACTTCCCTGTCTCTTAATATTAGGCCTATGGACCTGGCAGAAATGACAGCATTTAAAAATGTAATAGGGATTGCCACACTTGAAATAACCAGTAAAAATCAACGACGTTTAATGGTTACATACTGGAACGATGAGGAACTGGAATATAAAGACACAATAATGTATATGCCGGACGTAACGTATTCTATTCATACGGTAAATGAGTATACCAATGACATAGAATACAATGCCTTTACCATAGAACTGATTGAATATTAATGGTGATAAAATGATTGATTATACATACAAAGATTTATTTTTAGATAACAGCATACCAAAGCAAATGATAATATCATCCGATAACGTAGTTTTAACCAATGAAGAGTTATACAATCAGGAGATGACATTGGAAGAAAGTCTATGTTCTGAAGAAAAACTTATTTTCGGATCTTGCGAATCAAGTATTTTTAAGTTTAAAATTTCTGATATTTTCTCTTCAATGTTCGGAAAGTGGATAAATGTAAAAATGATAATAAATGGTAACTCAAACGTTCCGCTTTCGATTGGAAGATACAAAGTAATTTCTGATAAACTTTCTTCTGACCGAAGATATCGGGAAATTGTGTCCTATGATATTATGTACGACATTCTAAACGAAGAAATGGCTGCGTGGTACAACAATCTTCTACCGGAAAAGGAAAGTGTGATCACCATGAAGCAGTTCCGAGAATCCTTCATACGGCATTTTGGTCTTACAGAGGTTATACCAAAAGGTGGTCTTGTAAACGACGGAATGATTGTTGAAAAAACTATAGATCCGGAAGAAATCAGTGGAAAAGATGTTATTACGGCAATATGCGAGATAAATGGATGTTTTGGGCATATTGGAAGAGATGGAAAATTTCATTATATTTACCTACCACAGGCAATAGAAGGATTGTATCCGGCGAATGACCTATATCCAGACCACGCACCAGAATGGATGGTTCAGTCTAAGACAGGACATCTTTGCCCGCAAGATCCCAAAACTTCAAAAATAGGAAAAGGGAGTTATATTCCTCCATGCAATTATGAAAATTTTCGGACTAACCTAATAAATAAATTACAAATCAGAAAAGGGGAAAACGATATTGGTAGGATCTGGCCGGATGAAGAAATTAGAGAAAACGATAACTGCTATATCATCCAAGATAACTTTCTAGTATATGGAAAATCTCATGAACAGCTTACGCCAATAGCAAAGAATATTTTTGATAAGATTACGGATATTGTGTATCGCCCATTTGAATGTTCCGCAATTGGAAATCCTTGCTTTGAAGTGGGAGATCCGGTAAGGCTATTAACAAAATATGAAATAATAGAAACATATATACTTGAACGGACTTTAAAAGGAATACAGGCGCTTCGAGATACTTACAAATCCAATGGAGTTGAAAGATATAAGGAAAATGTAAATGGTGTACATAAATCTATAATTGAATTAAAAGGGAAAACGAATGTATTAACAAGGACAGTAGAAGAAACAAAATCGGAGATAAAAGATACGGAAAAATCTCTTAGAAGCACAATTACACAAACAGCAGAAGAAATACGAGCCGAGGTAGAAAATACAGAGCAAGGTCTTTCCAGCAGAATTATACAAAATGCAAAAGAAATACAGGCAGAAGTAACAAGAGCTACAGAAGAAGAAGGAAAGCTATCTGCTTCAGTAAAAATAGAAGCGGACAGAATTACAAGCGAAGTGTCAAGAGCTCAAAATGCGGAAAGTACTCTTTCTAGCAGGATTACACAAACAGAAAGCAGCATATCAGCAGAGGTAGAAAGAGCAAGTTCGGCAGAAGGAAATCTATCAAGCCGTATTTCCATTACAGAAAGTGGGATTTCTACAAAAGTAAGCAAGGGGAACATATCTTCAGAAATTAGTCAAGAGGCCGGGGAAATAGATATATCCGCCAACAGAATTGGAATACAATCCGATTTCTTCCGATTGGAAAAAGACGGCACAATCACTGCAACCGCCGGCACAATCGGCGGAATGCGGATGTACAGAACATCTGCCGGGCAGTCATATCTGGAATCGGTTCCTGGTCAGTCAGGGCTAACCTCCGGAATCGGAAACAGCGGCATCTGGTCTTTGTGGGCCGGATATAACGCAGCAACGCAAACCGCATCGTTTTGGGTAACGGAAAACGGGGAAGTACATGTTAAGGATTGGATTTACGGTGTAACAAATGAATATTGGGCTATATGGACAAAAACCAACGGAGGAAGCAGATATGGAGTTAATTATATATATGGAGATTATGATTCCGATGGAACAACCTATTTGAGATTTGTATTCTATGACCACATCAATAACACCAGAGGATATGTGACAATCCCGGTGTCCGGATGGACAGAAGGGGAGCCAGAATGGGTGTAAGGAGGAAACGATGGAAAAGCCAATTACATTAACTATATTCGAAACAAAAAAGAAAATTGCAGAAATTATTCAGGAATCTAGTCTTCCTATCTATATTATAGAACCAATTATGAGGGAATTGTATGTTGATATAAAAACAATGAATGAACAGAAATTACAGGAGGATATGGAAAAATATATGAAAGGTCAAAGTGAAAAAGATGAATAAATGTTATTACAGGATTGTCTGGGAAAACTACCCAAGCGACAGAACACCGTTAAACGAGCAAAACTTAAACAAAATTGATGTAGCCACGGACGAGATGGACAACCGCATTATCTCTTTAGATTCTACGAAATTTGACAAGACAGAAGCGCAGATGCTTGTCAAATATATAGAGTATGATGAGAACACAGGAATTTTCAAAATTATACATTATAACGGAGCAAGTTACACCATCGACACGCTGTTAGAGAAGCTGGCTATTAATTTTGATTATGATTATCAAACCCAACGTCTCATTATTGAACTGTCTGACGGAACTGTAAAGTATGTTGACCTATCCGCCCTAATTACGCAGTATGAGTTTTTGAACAGCGATACCGTGCATTTTACCATCATTGGAGACGGAAAGGTTAAGGCAGAGGTAAAGGAGGGGAGCATACAGGAAAAGCACCTGCGCCCGGATTACCTTGCAGATATAAAAGTGGAGGTAGCAAAAGCCGAGGCATCTGCCGCAGAGGCAGATGCGAGTAAAACAAATGCAGCGGCTTCCGCAACTACGGCAAGCACAAAGGCCGGGGAAGCCGTTAATAGTGCTGCTAATGCGGCAGAAAGCGCGGCTACTGCCACAGAGAAAGCAACGGCGGCAGGGAACTCCGCCACAAACGCCGCAAGCAGTGCTGCAAGTGCGTCAAATTCTGCAATGACCGCAACCGACAAGGCGGATGATGCGGCTACATCTGCAGCAAATGCCGCCGATTCTGCCAGTACAGCATCCGCTAAGGCAAATACTGCTTCGGCAAGTGCGACCGCAGCAGCTGGAAGTGCCACAAGCGCAGATACATATGCCAAAAAGTCCCAGAGTTATGCTGTTGGTGGAACCGGGACAAGACCTGGGGAAGATACGGATAATGCGAAAAAGTACTATGAGCAAGCAAAAGCCATATCAGAAAGTTTTTCCGGGGGACTTCGCCCTATTGGGACGGTGACTTTTGCCAACCTTCCCGCACTTGCAAATGCGGTGGAAGGGGATATGTATAATGTATCCGACCAGTTTACTACAAACGAAAATTTTAAGGAAGGCGCAGGGCTTACAATCCCAGCGGGAAGCAATGTATACAAAACCGCTGATGCAAAGTGGGATGTGCTTGCAGGAAGTCCTGTGACTGGAGTTAAGGGGAACAAGGAAACATCTTATAGAAAAGGAAATGTAAATCTTACACCAGAAAACATAGGAGCCGTAGCTAAATCCGGAGATGAAATGAGCGGGAATCTTTCTTTTCTTAACGGAAATGGTATTATACAAAATCAAGCAAGCACATCTAATTCCACTAAAGTCATAACGTGGCTTAAAGGAGGAGTTTCGCAAGGGTTGAAAAATGATCCTTGTATATCGCAACATAATACAGGAGGGACAGAGGGGAGCGGTTCAATAACTATATTACCATACGCCACAGATAATAATACTTATGAAGGAAAAGTCGGTTTATTTTTAGAAAAAGGAAAAGCAAAAATTGACGGAAAAAAGATTATTACAGAATCTGATGATTTAGCAAGCAATACAGTAGATTTTACAAGTTCAGATACATCAGAACCAACTGGATGGATTAATTGGACTATTTTCACAGCAAAAATGAAGCTTAGCCAGATTATGTATAGAGTCTCCGTTATGGCAAATAACATAAGATGGCTATATAAAAAACTTGGTACGACGGATATATCTGTAATTGGCGGCGGGACTGTAACGGGGGCGATTAGTAAGCTAAACACGGACTTAGGGTCCAAAGTTAGTACGAATGATGCCCGGCTGTCGGATGCGCGTACTCCGAAGGATCATAATCATGACAGTCGGTATTATACAGAGGCAGAGATTAATAATCTGCTGGACTGTTTTGGAACGTTAAATCCGAGAGCTAATAAAATCATTGTAGGATCTACATCTGTAACTTTCCCTTCTGGCGCGACACTAGCTTCAAAAGAAATTGCATTTGAAAAAAACGTACAACAGTTTATGCCCTTTATGACATATAATGATTCCACCTATCATTTTCCTGTTTTTTTGTCAGGTACTATAAGTGGAAAAAATGCAGGTATAAGACTTGTATCCACAACCAAGTCAACATCTTCATATACCTATCAAATTTGGTATTTTGCCGTAATTACTAAATAGTTGTTTATTTGTAAAAAACAACAAATCTAAATGTAATTGTTTGCGTAACACTACTATGATAAACAATTCTTTGCGGGGTACTTGACGCAGTCGCCCCTACGGGCATTACTTGAGATATAGCGGCACTATTAACAGAGCCATAAGTGAACATAAGTAAAGCCGCAACTACTTTTCCATTAGTGACTGCAAACGATACATCAAGAACTCCACCAGAATTAGCTGTAGTGGTTGTTGTTTTATTAATCATAGTAATTTTTAAATCTGTCAATTTTTCTAAGCCTGCAGCTGTCACAGTAGATACCACTACTTTGCCGGATGCATTAGATACTAGAACACGATTAGCAGTGAGATTATTGTCAGTAATAGTGCTGGCCCCGCCCTTAATAGATGCTTGTTTAGCCCCTAAGTCCGTGTTTAGTAAAGGAAGGAATGGGAGGTGATTATTATCAAAATCAGGGATAGGCCCTAAAAAATATATAAATATCACATAGGAGGATTGATTGAAAATGAAAGAGATTTTGATGCAGACATATACAGTAGCGTTACCTGTTTTACTGGGCTATATTGTATGGCTGTTAAAAAAACAAAAAAAGGGCCGGGATGCGAACAGTCAAGGAACCATGCTTTTACTTCGGGTACAGCTGATAGAGTATCACGACAGGTATATGGAGCTGGGGAGTATCCCATCCTACGCCTATGAAAATTTTTGTGAAATGTATGAAGCCTACCATGAATTGGGCGGAAACGGGATGATTACAAAAATGTATGAGGAAATACAAGAGCTGCATCTTGGGAAAGGAAAGGTGAAGGAGCATGAAAACTAAGGAACATTGGGTGAACTGGGCGAAAGCAGCAGGCATCCGGGCAGTGAAAACTATGGCCCAGGGGGCGGTAGCTTTATTACCTGCAGCAGCAACCATTACTGCAGTGGATTGGAAGACTGTAATGGGAACGGCTGCATTGATGGGAGTAGCATCACTTCTTACTTCATTGGCGGGATTACCGGAAGTGAAAAACGTGAATCAGGAGGGAAAATAGAATGAATATTAACAGGGATTATGTAAGCACACAAAATACATACCAGGGACAGAATATCCCCAAATATATTGTAATCCATGAAACCGATAATTGGGGGACCGGCGCGGGGGCCGAACGACATGCAACGGCCCAGGCAGCAGGGCACCTGTCCACATCAGTGCAGTATTACAGCGGCTCTGATGGGGTATATCAGGCGGCGGAGCATTGTGATGGAACTTATTCCGTTGGCAGGGAATACGGCGGGAATCATGCCGTTAAGGACGCTACAAACCGCAATACAATTAATGTTGAAATTTGTGTGAATAAGGATGGGGACTACAATGTGGCCCGGGCAAATGCCATTGAGCTTGTCAAATATCTGATGCAGGTAACCGGGATCCCGGCGGAGCGTGTGATCCGGCATTACGATGCAAAAGGGAAATACTGCCCGCGTACTATGATGGACGATCCGGCACTGTGGGAGGATTTTAAGGCACAGATCGGCGGGGCTGCTGGTGCAGCAGACGCAGTGGACAAGCCTTCTAACCCATATCAGGTACCGGAGCGGGTGATTAAGTATAAAACAAAAGGAATTATGACGGGTGATGATGTAAAATGGGTACAGTGGGAGCTGCAGCAGGCCGGTTATGATATTGAGATCGATGGCAAATTTGGGCCTCTGTCAGATGCGGCATTGCGGGCGTATCAGGCGCAGTATGGCCTGGAAATTGACGGCAAATGCGGCCCCAAGACCAAGGCGTGTATGATTGCCGATTAGCAATTAAATAGGCGGTAGGTGTTATCCTGCCGCCTGTTCTAATCTATTGAGCCTTTTTCTGTTTCTGAAAACGTAATCAACAGCTTCATTTTCTAAAACTCCGATAATGCCCTTTGTTTCGTGGTTGATCGTGTAATCATGCTGCAGACATTCCGGCTCTTTTATTCCGTCATATCTGAACCAAAATTCACCCGCAATCCAGTCTTGGTCTGAAAATTCTTTATGAGATTTCAAAAATACTAATGCATCCGATTTTGATTTTATCATATTATCTTCACTTTCTCCCTGCATTACCCGGCAGGGACGGGATAAGTTTAAAATGGTGTTTCTATGACATAATTTCCTTCTCCAAATTGTTCATTGCCATATTCGTTAGCTTCTTTCCGTGTCGGAAAATCTTGCGGCAGTTCATTTTTGTATTCTCCTATCGGAAACACTGTAACAAATCCATCTTCCCATACTCCGTCTAGCATATCTTCCCTTCTTTCCCGCTGCATTATCCGGCAAGACTGGGTGAGTGTTAATATTCATCGTATTCATCGTCTGACCGCGCGTGATTAACTCTTTCCGCTAACTCTGCAATATCTTCATACATACTGATCAGAGTAGCTTCGTCCGCGTCCTGTTCTAACAAGGTTTTGTATTCTTCTTTGAGTCCTTTTAACTGCTTTTCTAATGTTCCCGGATTTTCATACTGTCTGTACATATCTTCCCTTCTTTCTCCCGGCGCAACCCCGCCGGGTGGGTGGTGTGGTTATTTTCTGTTCAAGAGTTCCCAATTATCAACTTCTGAATCTGTCTTATTTTCATTCCAAATCTTTAAAACCCGAAATCCGTTTCCTCTTAAATCCTGTGCCATTTCTGATTGTGACCTATAATCATCAGCACGGAATATTTTAAGGTTTTTTGTTTCTGAATTTCTTACCAGTGCCGTTCTTGTCATTTTCCATATCCTCCGTTCTTTTGATAAGTCTAATATACACTTTTTTATAATTAGTTCTTGTTTCTATAATTATAATACACCAAAATAAAAGTAAAATCAATAAGAAAAATACACCAAAAATAAAGTAAACGAACAGGGAGAAATTATGCATTATTTATAATGTAAAGATCTTGAAAAGAATTTAAAAACAATGTATAATATAAATAATCATATGGCAGAGGTGTTTGAAAATGTTTATATATAAATTTGATGTATTGGAAAACTTGAAAGAGTGCGGATATAACACTACAAGATTACGGAAGGAAAAGTTACTGGGGGAAAACGCGATACAATCTTTACGGCGTGGGGAAATGGTTGGAATTATTGCCCTTGAGAAAATATGTAAGTTATTAGATATGCAACCGGGCAACATAATAAAATATGTAGATGATGATAAAAACAAAAAACTTTAAAAATAATGTAAAAATCTATTGACAATACTTTAAAAAAGGTGTATCATATTGTTGTCTGAAGGAAATAGTGGACAATAACCCAAAAGGGAGAAAGGAGACTAAATGGAGGTCATGACAGATAAGCAGTTTGATAAAATCTTTCAGATGTTTGAGATGATTCTTGACGGATGTAAGGACTTAGACGATGCAAAGAGAAAAGTCAAAGAACTTCGGGACGATAAGAAAGAAAAAGAAAAGGCTGAATAAGTTGGTTTGTACACCAAAAGGGCGGTCTTGCTGCCGCCCTGGTTGTAAAGAATAATATGAATGAAAGCTGGGTCCATTTTTCAAAAATAATTTCGATGTGTATTTACACTTTCCAGCCAGAAGTGTAAAGCGCAAGATCGGGAAATACTATATAATAGGAAAGGGAATGTTATATAATAAAGGATTTGTCATGGATTTTGTCACAAAAATTTGAAAACAGCGTAAATATAATACTTGTGGCAAATAATAATCCGAGTTCGAATCCTGTCACCCCGATTTCAAGAATAGGTTGGAAAACAGCGGAAGCCATTGTGGGAGCAATGGAAATCCGCTGTTTTTTTCGTTTTCGTCACTATCTGAAAAAGTCCCATAAAATGCAGGGAAGTATCATTTTTTGTCATGAGATTTGTCATGGAAAGGGGCTAAAAGGAAAGGGCTTCTTTTAATTTTTTTGATGCTTCCCGTTTGGCATTCTCTTCTTTTTCCATCATGGAATGGCGGTAGACAGATTTCATCACATGGTCAGTTTCCCAACCGCCCATCCGGAGGATATCTGCATCCGGGATGCCCAGGGCAGACATTTGGCTTGCAAAATAATGCCGGAGCTTGTGAAGTGGAAATTTGGGTATCCCAAGTTTTTCTTCGGTCCGTTCCAGAACTTTTGTTATATTCCCGGGATACCCTTTATATACATATCCTTGTGAACGGATTTTCTCGGCCAACTCTTCCGGCACGATAATGTCCCGGGTGCTTTCGGTAGTCTTGGTGGTCTTGACAATCCAATTTTTATTTTCGTCCAACACAAGGGCTTTTGTGATATGTACCGTATCTCCAGATACATCCTCTGCCTGCAGAGCACATATTTCAGAACGGCGCATACCATAACAGGCCAGCATAATGGGAATTTCGTAAGGGGTGTTCCTTACTTCTTCCAGTATCTTTTTAACATCCTCTCTGGAGGGCATGTATGGGTCATTTTTGATCCTTTGCGGAAGAGTAGTAGAAATCCTTAAGCTTGGGTAAAAGGTGCCTAGAACAGCCGTTAAAAAGCCATGGTAATTGCGTATGGTTTTTGGGGATTTCCCTTTTGATAGTTCATTTACTAAGCGGTTTATGTCTACCTGGGTAATGTCAGATACATGAAGGCTGCGGAACCATTCCGGGAACCGGTTCGCCATTTCCCCATATTCCTTTATGGTGCGTGGGGATAGGACATTCCGTTTCATATCCACATAATCTTCGGCGGCTTTTTGGAAAGTCATGCTTCCATGGTCTGTTTTCACCTTATCCAGCTCTTTTGCCATGGCCTGCATGGCTTCTTTTTGGGTGGGCTTACAGTCAAAAACAACGGTATATGTCTGGCCTTTGTACATCTTCCGTATCCGGAAGGAGCCGGACGGTAATTTCTCAATTTTCATCGTATCATCCTCCTTAAAATTGTGTATAAAAATAACAGCTCGTGCATATCTTGTGATTTCACGATGATTTTCGAGAGATATACACTTGCAAGCTGCCCATAAAGATGATACAATATTTTTGGGTTGTAGGTATCACCTTTAGATATCTATCAAAAGCCGTTCGGTGTTGGTAGCACCGGGCGGTTTTTCTTTTATTTATTTTGTGTAGATAAACTTCATATCATTACTAGACCAGAAATCAGGTGCTACATTGATTTCCATGGTTTTATAATCTGCCGGAACCTGATAAGCGATTATTCCGTTCATTTTCTTTCCTGCAGCAACACTCCCGTCTAATTGATTCTTTCCTTCTGCTTCTGGTGCTTGCAGCCCCATTAAATCTTGGTTCAAAGAGTAATCATCGCAATATGCTTCGAAATTCATCACCGAACTGATATTTATATCTTTTTCGGAATTATTTGCAATTTCAAATTCACAGATTAAGAATATATTACCTTCATCCGGCTTTGCAAACTCACTTCCCGAGGATTCAGTTATATTGGCAAGCGTAATTTGTACATTTTTCTGCTCTGCTGTTTCTCCCAAATAGAATTCTGTTTTCTCTTCTGGTTCCGAATCCGTTTCCTGGTCTTCCTCTTTTGAATTTTGCGGTTCCTCTTTCTTGTTATTTTCTTCCTGTTTATTGTTTGTTGCATCTTTTACTTTTTTATCATCCTTATTTCCGGCAACCGCTCCTATAACAATGATTACAAGCACTACAATAATAATCCATTTTAACTTTCCGCCTTTTCTTTCATAATTTTATCTCCTTTTCTATATTTGTTTGACGTTTAATGTTGGAATAAAGGTAATTAAATAATCACCATACTTCACATGCTTTCCATATTTACTTTGGTATGTAATCAAAGCATTTTTTAAAAAATTTTCTGGAACTTCTAAATATTCTGCCATTTCGTATAAGTCTTGGCATCCGTATTTGTAAGCATTGACAATACCACTAAGTCCGATCAGTTCATTATAGGCCCACAACCTGGCATGAAGTTCCTGTTTTCTGTTTCCTATATCTGACTGATCTAATATATTTCCGACAGTTGTAAAATAATGGCCTAATTCTTCTGCTAATACGCAGCCTTTTTCTTTTGTAGAAAGATTTCTTCTGATAGCAATTTTATTTCCATTGATTCTTCCATCGTAAGCATTTAATGTTTTTTCTTTAATAATAACATTGTTGTGTTCGCTTTCGATAAGTAATTCTTCATAATTCACCGAATCACCTGCCAGTTTATTATTTTTTAGAAATCATCGAAAACTTTATCATCAGATTCTTTCATTTCATCTGTAACTTCTACATCCGTCCTGTCATGCGCGGCATTCGGGATAAGGTAATCTTTTGTAGGAATATATTCTTCTGAAAATTCTACCGTATTGTTTTCATTCTCACCTTCTTTCATATATTTAGAAACGCTTACAAGGTCTTCTTTTTCCTTTAAAGCATTTTCTTTCGCTATTGCAGTTGACCGTTCCCATTCCTCATTTAGTGTGAAGTCAACCATTTTCTTTCCGTGTGGGTCGAGGTCACGGTACTTTTTTATATGGTCGTATTCTGCTAAAGTTACATCGTTTGTTTCTTTTGGTAACTTTACACAATCTTGAAAGAGGTAATTAGCATCCACTTTCAAAGCGTTTATAAGTTTATACATCACAGCTTCTTTAGGATGGCTGGTTTCATTTTCATAATTTGTTATGGAAGAACCAGTTACCCCAACTAATTTACCTAATTCTATTTGAGTAAGTCCCTGGCGTTCTCTTGCTTCTTTTATTCTGTACCCAATTCCCACTGTATCACCTCTTTCTGCATAATACTATAACTCAAAAGTCTTTAAAAGTAAATACTTAATCTCAAGAAAATTTAGAAAAATGTATTGACAACTAAATAAACTTGATGTATTCTAAAGGGGAACTAAAGAAACTTGAGAATTGGAGGTGTAAATATGAATTCTATAGTAGCACCAAACGTAGAAGCAATAATTATCAGAAAGTGTCTAAAGCAAAGTGCGGTAGCTGAAAAGGCAGGATATACCAAACAACAGTTCAATGCCATGCTAAGAGGAAGGAAAGTAATACGGGACACAGATATTATGAGAATTGCATCTGCTTTGGAAGTAGATGCCAATACTTTGTTTATGTCAGGAAAGGAGAGTAGCTAAATGGGAAAGAAGAAAAAGGCTTCTAAGACGGTGCGAACGCCTAAGAAACCTATCTCTTTTGAGGCTTTAATAGATGGAAAAGTTATTTTCCGTTCGGAAATTTCTCGTTGAAAAGTTCGACAGCATTTTCATAAACACCCATATAGGCCTTGAAATAATCTACGGAAATTTCGTTTTTGCCGTTTAATATCTGAATTTCTCTTTGAGATTTACAGATGTCAACGCTTGCAGCAACGGCTAAATCATGCGCACGTTTTTCATTATCAGTCATGTAAATTCTCCTTTCTTTCGTATTCCAGATGGCGGTCTGGTACTTACAGTATAGGAGAAAATCAAGAAAAAAGCAATAAAACGCCCCATTCAGTACGCACATACCGAACAGGGCAACGTAACCACATTAAACCAGCTAATGCGATTACAGAAGGATTATATCATTTTCCTCTGTATTTCGCAAGAACAGGAGGAAAAATGGAATTAAAAGAATTTATTCAGCGTATTGAGGACGTTGAAAAGAACGTGGACAAGGTATTAAAAGCGGCAAGGCTGGAACGCCACGAAAGACAGCCAATGGACTATGAGCGGTACAAGTTTACGCTGTACTTTGTTGCTGGCATGGTTGCTATGATATTAGGATTTGTGGCCGCATTTATGGTTATTTATCTATGCGGGAGGTGATAGAAGATGCCAAGGGTATCAATTAACAGAAAAAAATACATAGTGCAGGCTTTTTATGAGTGGTTGGAGGGGAAGAGGGCAGCAAAGAGCCTGAAACAGTCCGATATCGGGAAAATGCTCGGGGTGAACCAGCAGTCCGTATCCCGGAAAATGCTGGGATGCAAAAATGGGAAGCCGAGTTTTTCACAGGAAGAGCTGCTTATTATTTTTAAGGAATTAGAAGCTACGGACGAAGACATCCTCCGGCTAATGAAACTCTAGGTGGATAAGAAAAATGATAGCAGGATGTGTTTCAGAATGGCATTTTATAATGCTTTTGGGAATGCCGTGCCTGGACAATACGCTTCCTGCTTGGCTGGTTATGACAAAGTAGGGAGGGAATAGGTGGAAGCAATAAAGGAATTTCTTTTCGGAATGCTTGGGGCTGTTGGGATTACAGCCATTATTATTGTGATAGCTGCCTTTGTAGTATGTGGCCTGTCCGTAATAATGATAAGAATTTCGCAAATGGGCAGTTATCTGTGGCACCGAAAGGAATTTAGAGAGTGGCAGCAAACAGAAAAAAAGAAAAGAACTGGGATATAGGAAGGAAAAAGATGGTTACTGTGCCATATGTAACTGGGAAACACAGGAAAAGGAAGAATTAAAAATGTTATCTGATAAGTATGATATGGCTATTGATTATATAAGGGAGTGATCCATATGGATGATAGAAATAAAACAGCGTATGAATGCCTGGAGGATTATGAGCGTTACGGAACTACAGTTCTGATCAATGATGGGAAAGTTTCCTATCATGAGAATCGGCTAAAAAAATATCGGTAGAAAAATTTACAGGATATTGCTTAGATTGAGGTGGATGAAGTTGGAGCAAGTTGAGAATCCAATGGTAATTGACTGGTGGTGGGACGAGCAGGAGTACCAGGTGCCCAGCAGAGCCCGGTTAAAAAGGGAAAGACAAGCCTACGAAGAGGCAGAAAGAGAGGACAGGGAAAATGGCAAAGTATTATAAATTTCATTATTCCGCAGGATATTGCGGAACTGACGAAGAGCAGATTGTCAAATTCGATGACAATGTATCTGAAAAAGAAGTAAGTGATACTTTTGAAGATTGGTACGATTCTGTGAATACTTCCAGCGGAGGTTATGATGAAATTTCCGAGGAAGAGGCAGAGGACAATGGAATTGACGAGGATTACACGGAGGATTAGGAAAGTATGAGTACATTATATGAAATCACAGGCGATTACCTTAGCTTGTTGGAAATGTTGGAGGAAGAA